CAAGCATCAACTATGTTACAAAAACAAGGGTACTACAGCAACTGGACACAGGAAGAATATGATGATGTAGTTGGTTGGCGATTTAAGAAAGAAAAAGAATGAAAATTTTAACTGCTGAAAATACTAGTTATGAAATGAATGAATTACCTGAATATGTAGAAGATCTTAGATTCTGTGTACTTGATAATAGTGATCCTAGAGATCCAGATTATTTTTTTATACCGCTAGTGTTTTTAGAAACATTTAATGATCCAGCACTAGTATTAAAAATAGGTAAACACACTATAAAGATGCCATATAACTGGCAACTATTGATTGGTGAACCTGATTACGGTGATCTAGAAGTTATACCACTTACACGTCTAAATGATAGAAATTTTAAAGCATTTACATTTAACCCAATTACAAATGCGATTCCAAAATATGAAACGATACAAATTTTAGATGTATATCAAGATGTAAAATGGTATTTTCCTAAATTAAAAATGGGGCAAATACTAGCTATACCGTTAGATGAAAGCCCCAACCCTCCTTGTGCATATTTTGTTAAAGAGATTTCCAAACAAAGTGAAGTTGTGGATATAACCAAAGCGTGGTAAGGATATGGCAAAGAAAAACGAAGATTCAATCAGTTTAGATAACGTACTTCCAGCAATTGATCGTAAAGATATTGATTGGTGGGAAACACTAACGCCCGGACAACAGAAGAAGTTCCCGGCTTGGTTATATATGCGTTATGCATCAAATGTTAAAGGCAATGCTGATTTGGCTAGATACTATTTGCTTGCAGTAAACGAACGTGTAAACAAAAAGTTTAGTGATATTCGAAAGCATCCAAAACTTCAATATTTGCTTATGACAAGCGCAAGTCCAGATATGGGTAAGCAGTTTCATCAATATCTTGCTCCACCTAAAGGTGGGAAGACTAATGGTAAGCGATTAAAGTTATTGGAGCAACTGTTTCCAAACGCAAGTGATTTAGAATTAGATGTATTAGCTGAAGTTAATACAACGAAAGATATAGAAGAACATTTAATTTCTCTTGGTTGGACTGATAAAGAAATCAAAAATGCACTGTCCGCAAAAGATACAGACGACGAATAACTTTTTATGTAATATATAATTGTAGAGGATATCTACAATTATGGCAAAGTCAAAAGGTGTTATGAGCGAGTTTCTAGAAATTATCAAAGAGGCAAAAGCACAAGGTCCTATTGATCAAAATCATGTTTGTCAATATTGTGGCAAGGCGTTTGTGCGCGAATCAACATTAGCGGCACATGTTTGCGAAAATAAGCGCAGGTATCAACAAAAAGAAGAAGTAGGGGTACGACTTGGATTTCAAGCTTGGTTGCGTTTTTACGAACTAACACAAGGTGGTTCAAAAAAGAAAACGTATGATGACTTCATTAAAAGCTCATATTATATTGCATTTACAAAGTTTGGCCGCCATCTTCATAATATTCGTGCTATAAGCCCGTCAGCGTTTATTGAGTATGTTATCAAAAACAATAAAAAGCTAGACCATTGGTGCAGAGATAAACTGTACGAAGAATACTTGCTGCAATATATACAACGTGAAAATCCTCAAGATGCACTCGAACGTGGTATTATTGAAATGCAAGCTTGGGCTGATGCAGAACAAAGTGTAGTAAAAGACTTTTTTCGTTATGCTAACACAAACAAGATTGTTAGTATGATTGTGAATGGGCGTATCAGTCCTTGGTTAATTTATTGTAGTGATACTGGACAAGCTTGTTTAGAGAAGTTTAATGAAGAGCAAATTTTGATAGTTTATCCATGGATTGATCCAGAACTTTGGCAACGTAAGTTAAAGACTTATGCTGTTGATGCGGAATGGTGTAGAGAAGTTTTAAAGCAAGCAGGTTTTTAATGCGTTGGAAAACTGAAACATACAAAGAAAAAAAAGAACGTTTGGAAAAATGGCGTAAGTGGTTTGCATGGCACCCCATTGTAATAGATGGCGAACGTGTTTGGTTAGAATGGGTATATAGAAGGACAAAGATGCATCATGTTGGCATGGGAGATACTGTGTATGAAACCGAGTACGGAGACGCAATGTCGATCCTCAAAAAACAAAAATATGATGGGGAATATGATGGGCTTGAGTAGTGTTACAGATAAACAACTAAAGTATGCATTGCATTTCTATAATAACCCAAAATTTCATCCTTGGCATGAATGGTTTGCATGGTATCCTGTTCGTGTTGTAACATTTAAAGATTTAGAATTAGCAGATTTTTCTAGTTATCATATTAAAGTATATAATTGGGTATGGTTAAAAAAGATAGCACGTCGCAAAGTAGTTGATTACTTAGACGGGCCTGGACGAGAAACTTTGGGTAGTCGTATATATTATGAATATACAACATTAATGGATTTGTTGAAGCATGGACATTGACATAGATATTGGTAATAGAGATAATCTTCTTAAGTTAATTAATCATGTGCCCGCTGCTATTAATAGAAACAATAATTGGATTAAACATAATACAGGTGTTTACGTAGCAAATATCCCAGTTGATCCTATATCTAACTTTGCTACTATTGATTATCAAACAGCAGAAGATCTTGGATATATTAAACTAGACATATTAAATCAATCTGTATATGAACAAGTTAAGGATGCAGAACATTTAGATACTCTATTATCTATAGAACCACTTTGGGATATGTTAAATTATAAAGAATTTGTTGAACAAGTTGTTCACATTGGTAATCATTATGATACTATACAGCGTATGACAGAACCTATTAATAGTATTCCAAGAATGGCAATGTTGTTAAGCATAATACGCCCTGCTAAAAGGCATTTAATAGGAAAAACATGGAAAGAAGTTGCACTAGATGTTTGGAGTAAACCAGCAGATGATGCATACTATTTTAAAAAGTCACACGCGGTTTCTTATGCACACTTAGTTAAGATACATATGAATTTATTATGCGGAAATTAATTGTAAGCGGTGATAGTTTTACTTTAGGATCTGAATTACAAGGCAAATCCTGGGCAGAACTTCTTGGCAATAATTTAGGATACGATACTGTTAATAAATCTATTGCTGGGGCAGGAAACACAACTATTGCTAGAAGTGTGATGGAAGAATTGCCTAAAGTTAATGCAGTTGCAGTAATGTGGACTTTTTTAGCAAGATTTGATGTTTATCAAAATAATGCATGGAATACAATAACGGTTCACAGTTCAAATATTTTTGAAAAAGAGTTTTTTAAAAATATTGGCAACAGCGAATTCTATGAACTGCATAACACATTAACAAGTATTTTACTTTTGCAAAATACTTTAGAAAAATTTAATATTCCGTATATCTTTACATCTGCAGATGAAGAGTGGGGTACAAAATACTTTGCTAAAGATCCATGGATAGAAAAATTAAATCAACTAATTGATTGGAGTAAATGGTATACCATTGATTATGGCAATGGATTTTATAAATGGGGAACACGCAATTATGCTTGTGGTAAGTTTGGTCATCCATTGGACAAAGCGCATGAAGACTTGTGTGACAACATGTTGCAGTTTTCTAAAAATTTAATTGGGTTTTCTAACTAACTGAATCATTTTACGTTTAGTACGTTTACCAGCTATCTCATGTAACCGTACAGCGTGTCCTGCAAGTATTTCGCACTCTTTAGTAATTAAAGTTTTAACGCAATATCTAAACTGTATCCAATCATCTTTTAAAAATATATTAATGGGAATCATTCTGTTTGATTCCCACCACCATTGATTAGCTAATTCTAAAAACATTTTCTTATGATCGTCGGTTTTTAGTGTATTATAATCATATATTGTAGTTACATCAACATCTTGATTTTGTACTATGCAAACGTATTCAATATCAGAATAGCGGACGACAGCGAAAAAAGGATATTTTTCTAATAATTGTTGTAAAGCTTCATCCATGTCAATTTTACTTATACCAAAAATATCTTTTGATTTGTTGACTAGAACACAGTTAATAACTATATTAAAGTGTTATGAATTCTATTCAAGATACCATACGTTCATTTATTCCCCTTAAGCATAAAAATGCAACTAAGGGATGGATAAGTTTTGATGCTCCCTGTTGTATACATAATGGCGAAACGCAAGATAAACGAGGACGCGGTGGAATGGTTTTTAGTTCAGATGGCTCTGTAGTTTATCATTGCTTTAACTGTGGATATAAAACGGGTTGGCGTCCAGGTTTACATTTTGGATTAAAAATCCGTAAGTTAATGAGTTGGATGGGCATGGATGAAGGTGTTATTATGCGCCTTCAATTTGATGCACTGCGGGATTTAGATGAAGAAGTTGTATACCAAGAACGCATTAAAGAAACAATACATTTCGAACCACGTGAGCTTCCAAAAAACACAATTGAGTTAACAAACGCAACCGAACAAGATGCACTAGATGCAGTACAGTATCTAAATGATAGAGGTTTTTGTTTAGATGATTTTAATTGGATGTGGAGCAGCTCTGAAGGGTACAACCGTAGAGTAATAATACCATATACATGGGAAAATAAAGTAATAGGGTATACTGCTCGCAGCATTGATTATCAAAAAGGTAAAGGCAAATATATTCAACATGTTGGCAGTGATTATGTATTTGGGATAGACCAACAAAAACGTGACAGTAAATTTGCTGTTGTAGTAGAAGGTGTATTTGATGCAATTCCTCTTAACGGACTTGCAGTACTTACAAACGAAGTTAGCGACAAGAAAGCAGAGATTATTGATACGTTAGGCAGAGAAATCATTGTTGTTCCAGATAAAGATAAAGCTGGTAAACACTTAGTTAACGCTGCATTAAAATATGGTTGGAGTGTAGCATTTCCAGATTGGCAAGAAGACGTCAAAGATTCTGCCGATGCTTGCTTGCGTTATGGTAGACTTTACACGCTACAATCTATACTATATACAAAACAATCAAACAAACTTAAAATAGAGTTACTAAGGAAAAGGCATGGAATCTAAATATTCAGTTGATTTACAAAAATTATTTTTAGAAATCATGCTAGCTGACGCACAATCATTTGTGCGTGTGCAAAACATTTATGACTCCATTAACTTTGATAAAAGCCTAAGATCATCCGCACAGTTTATTCAAGATTATAGTAAAAAGTACAACTCTCTTCCTACAATAGAACAAGTTAAAGCTGGCACTGGTACCAGCTTACAAAAGATTGATGCTGTTGAAGAAAGTATGATCAATTGGTTTATGGATGAATTTGAGTCTTTCACTAGACACGAAACATTGTTGCGTGTAATTCTTAAGAGTGCTGATCTTATTGAAAAAGGTGAATATGATCCAATTGAAAAGCTAGTCAAGGATGCAGTACAAATTTCACTAACAAGAGATTTAGGAACTGATTACTTTGATGATCCCCGTGCTAGGCTTATGAAGCTTAAATCTAACAACGGGCAAATGAGTACTGGTTGGCCAACACTTGATAGTAAACTATATGGTGGCTTTAACCGAGGCGAACTAGAAATCTTTGCTGGTGGTTCTGGTGCAGGTAAGTCTTTGTTTATGCAAAATCTAGCTGTTAACTGGATGCTAGCTGGTATTGATGGTGTTTATATTACACTAGAGCTTAGTGAAGAACTTTGTTCTATGCGTATTGACAGCATGATTACAGGTGTTGCAACTAAAGAGATATTTAAAGATCTCGATACAGTTGAAATGAAAATTAAAATGGTTGGCAAAAAGTCTGGTAATTTACGTATCAAATATATGCCAGCACAAAGCAACGTAAATGACTTACGTGCATATCTAAAAGAATTACAAGTACAAACTGGTAATAAAATTGGATATTTGTGCGTAGATTATCTCGATCTTCTAATGCCAGTTAGCGCAAAGGTCAGTCCATCAGATTTATTCGTTAAAGACAAGTATGTATCAGAAGAGCTACGTAACTTGGCGAAAGAATTAAACATTGTACTTGTTACAGCTTCCCAGCTTAACAGAGGTGCAGTTGAAGAAGTTGAGTTTGATCACAGCCATATCTCAGGCGGTATTTCTAAGATCAACACTGCTGACAACGTATTTGGTATCTTTACTAGTCGCAGTATGAAAGAGCAAGGTCGTTATCAACTACAGCTTATGAAAACACGTAGTTCTAGTGGTGTAGGACAGAAGGTAGAGCTAGAATTTGATCTTAATTCAATGCGTATTATTGATAATGGCGAGGATACCCAAAGTAACTTTAAAAAGCCCAGCAGTTCTATTATGGATAGCATTAAAAACAAGACTAATGTTACTCCAAGTGAGGTTACAGACGTTCCAAAAGTAAATGCTGAGGTTCAAAGTGCTAAGTTAAAGCAGATGCTTGCTAATCTAAAAAAATGATGCAAACGATATCACCAAAATATCCAAATATAAAAAATGATTTAGATTCTTTATATCATGTAATGGATCATATGCCAACAGGGGAATTTCAAATTAGAGATACATTGAAAGATGTTTTTCAAAAAGTTGGGTTAGATTCATCTAAAACATTTTTTCTTTTTGATCACTATCTTTATTTTGAACCTTATAAAAATAATGCAATTTTTACAGGATTCATGTTTCCTGTTGGTTGTAGCAAACAATATTTAAAATTTTTTCCAAATTTTACCTTGTCTTTTGATAATAAAACAAAGTTCAATTGTGTTATGAATAAACCAAGGTATCAGAGAAAAATTATATCTGTTTGGTTAGCAAACTATTTTGATAGCTCAAAATTTAATTATACTAAGTCTTGGGATACTAATTTTAACGAACTAAAAAAATTTTTGTCTAGATATAATTTAGATTTAGAAAATAAAGATTTAGACTTTAATTGGATAGATTATCTTTCAAATCCTTCAAATAATTATTTGAAAGAAACTACAAATGCTGAAGTTTTTAATAATGCCTTGTATCCAACTATTTTTTCAAACACTTCAGTAAGTATTGTATCTGAACCTATTAATAATGAATTAGGATGCATGATTACTGAAAAATATATAAATGCTGTTTACGCTGGAACAATACCTTTAGTTGACGGATATTTAATTGGGGAAATGTTAGATAAAATTGGATTTGACATTTTTAATGATATCATTGATTACTCCTATCATTATGAAAAGAATTCTTTAGTGAGAATTAAAAAAATGTTAGATAGCAATAAACAACTGTTAAACAATTCTGCAGATATAATTCAAAATGATACTATCAAACAACGATTAACGGCAAATTTTCACTTGATTAGAGACCTAGAAAAACTAGCAAAAAATGTGATATTTAATTTAAATTCTTATGAAAATATTCAAAGATACAAAGAGCTTTCAGTTAATTTTAACAGTGAAATTACGAAGTTTGTAAACCAAGTTATCAAACCCTAAAAGTAATAAATAATACATTATGAAACGTAGAACTCGTAGCATACTTGATGAAATTACTAATATTGTTCCCGAGCATGATCGTAACAGTATTATTGAAAGTCGTGCCTTACACATTATTACTAGTGCTATAAATTTGATTAATTTAATCCGTGAAACATATGATCCTGAAACAGCAGGGGAATTGGAGCGTAGATTGCTAAACAGCATTAGAGGTCAAGATTCAAGCAAGTTCATGCGTGGTATCAGAAGGACAGATCGCAATGAAGATTAATGAATTATTTGAAGCTTTACCTGGTGCACAAAAGCAAGGAATTTTGTCTAGGATGTTTGGTGGAGATCCACAAGCTAAAAGAATGAAAGCAAGTGTAGATCAAGGAGTAAAATCTTGGATTGCTTATGCCACACAGTATGGAAGGCAAAATCCTACGTTTTTGCAAGATCCAGTAATTTATTCTAAAGTTTTTAGACAATGGGCATCAAAGGCAGCAAATTTAAATGCTAATCATCCAGCATTCAACGATATAGAAACAGAATTAGCAACTACGTTAAGAGGAC